CCTTATGCTCCAAACGCTCTATTAGTAACTATTACGTCCGCTCTTTTGTTAGTGGTGTCGACATTTCCTATTACCTGGATGAATCCTCCGGTGGTATCGGTGGAGTCAAACTCCCCCGCATTTGTACCTTGGTCATATTTGGTTCCAATAGTTACCGCACCAGCTCCAATATAAGGGGCCGAATAAATAGAGTTGGGGTTTACATCCACCTTTATTTTGTCTGCTGCTGTCGCAGTAGTGGTTACTATGCCAGTGGCACTTACACCTAACACTGTACCGGCTGCCGCTGCATCTGCTGCTACGCTTGCTTTATTGGTATCCAGAACCACGACATACCCGTTCTTTATTGTTTGGTTGTTGTTTACCGGAAACTCTTTATAAATAGGTGCTGAACCGTCCAAACTGCCTTTATAGACTAAAAATTTAGCCATCTTAATCATCCTTTCTTTTTAAGCTTTTGATAACTGTCCAAACTCTTTGCGTTCAACATGTTGTAATACTCTTGCGGTGTCATACCTGCCATTTTAGCTATTTCCATCTGGTCTTTTGACAGGTTCACCTTAGGTTTTACCGAGGTTTCTGCTGTCGGGGATACATCAACAGCTTTTTGCTGTTTCTTTTGCAGGTTGTTCAATATCTTTTGCTCAAGAGTGCGCTCCATATCTGCGTACTTAAGGTCACCATATAAAGCATTATAAGCCTGTTTTATACTTAACCCTGTCCTGTTTGCAAAAGACTCCAAATCCTCCCGGTTTGATTCTGCATCGCTATAAAAAGGGTTTGATTTAAGCTCCGCAAACTCTATATCATACTTTTGCTTATTCTGCTTAATCTCCATTTCTTCAATTTTGCGCTGCATGGCAACATAAGCCTTTGCCTGTTCTTCGCTCATGCCAGATTCTACATGCTTTTGAGTCTCTATTGAGTCCATTTCCTGCAAAAGAGAATCTATATCTTTACCTGTTGCATCAGTCAGCTTTCGGGCCGCCTTAATATATTTGTCCTGATCCTGTAACTTTTGTTTCCACTTGTGGCGCTCTGCTTCCAATGCCTTTAAGGGGACCATTTTCTCAGGTTCCTTTTGCCCGGCTTCCTCGAAAGGTTCCTCTTTTTCTTCTTGCACCTCTTCCGGCTCTTCTTCGGCTTCGGCTTCGTCTGCTTCTGTCTCCAACTCGATTTCTTCCCCGAGTTCATCCGCTTCTGCTTCTTCGGAATCTTCGGCAAACAATTGGAGATTAACATTTATAGGGTTCTTCAAATCATACTTATCAAACAACATAATAACATCCTCCTGTTTAACGTCTAGGTGACGATTATTGCTGCTTTACGTTACAGAAACGGACTTTTTAACGTGCTTTGTCACCACTAAAACTTAGTGCAGGCCCACTAAGAAGGCATTAAAAAAGAGCCTTTAAGCTCTGGAACGATTCCTTCTATTAGTTTTAGGTTTTCCTTTTACCTCTGCCCTGTCAGCCATGTCTATAATCTCATAACCATTATTTATTGGCCGAAGGAGCAAGATGTATTCCTCTCCGCATTCGCATTTGCCACAAGCTACTTTTCTCACATTACCTCCATAGAAGTTAACATCTGTAATACCAACCTCGGTAGGATTAAGCAGCGGAGGTTTAATGTGTTTCCCCGTTATCTTTGTTCCACATTTACATATCGTCGTATTAAGCACCTTCACTTTTATCGCCCTTCCTTCTACCTGTCGGGGTCTTTGTAACTTTCCCGTTAGGCTGCATATATTTCCCGCAATTTGTGCACTTTGCTGTGCCGCCTGCATATTTCCATTTATGTTTACAAGCCATACATTTACCTCCTGTACAACTGTTGTGTTAACATTTCGTCGAGGGTTATTGTTTCCCCTTCCCATCCGCAGCGGTCGCATTTACCCCGCTTCCTGCCGTTGTGGCGCGCTATTACAGCTTCGCATCTTTTGCATATTAGCCGGTTCCCGAGTTCCTTTAAAATCTGCTGTCCGGTCATGCCATCCATATCTACTCTCCACCATTCCCGGTTGACCGCATGATTAAGATAAGTACCTTCACTGGTTCCATTTTTGCTTAATATAATCACAACTGAACACCTCCTGGCATTTTAGGTACTGCCCCCTGAGTTAGCCCTAATATGTCCGGGTTTTGCGGTAGAGCGCTTTGCATTGCCCCGGGATTTGCCTGTTGTTGCGGCATTGGCATCGTCTCCTCCAGCGGTAGCCCTAAATTGTTTTGCAGGTACTTCCTAAACTCTTCCGCAGAAACTATCTGTGCCTTAAAGGCTTCCGACATTACCGAGTACACAAAGGCTTTGTTGTTTGGCATCCCAGCGCCAACTGTTACAGTTATGTCGAATTCAGCCTCTTTTGTTTCGGGTTCTCCGCTGTCTCCTTGTAAAATCATAGAGTCCGGAAGCTGTGCCTCGGGATTATTTCTAACATACTGTGCCTTATACATTTCTGTAGCTGGTCCCATCTGCGGTATTGCTTTTAATTTGCTGCCTTTAAACCAGCGGAATTGATTTTCTTTCTCCGTTATCTTAAAAGCTCTTTCCTCTGTCCAATTTTCTTTTATAAGTTCCAAACAGTACTCGAAGACTTCCCCAAGCGTTTCCTGGAGCAATAACTTTTGGTGGTCTATTATAGAAGCGCCGCTTTGCTGTAAAGCTAAGGCTTCTGTCGCTGTATCCACACCTTTTTGCCGTATTCCTGCGCTCTGGTCGCTAAACCTGGAGATTATTTGCCTGTCATTGTCCATTATCCGGTCACGGCGATTTATTATATAAGCCGGCATGTTGGGTGGCGTAATCCAGTCTATCGGCTTATTGTTTGTTGGATTGGCCGGTATATTTAGCCCAGGCTCATTTGTTACTTTATCTACATCTACCCCGCTGTCGGTGTATATTATCCTTTGTGGGTTGCCTGTAAGCCTTGCATTTATGCGCATTTGGTCGTCAAAGTCATTTATCTGGTCCTGGGCATCCAACAATATTTCCGATGTGCTTTTTCCCCACACAGTCCCTTCTCTGTACATGTCAGGAGTGAGGAAGTATGGATACCGGGTATTGGGGAAAAAGTCCTTATCCTCTTCCCATGTATCCCTTAATATAACCCCACATCCGGACATTTCCACCATTCTCAGCTTGTACTTGTCCCCATCTTTTTTTCGGGTAAATACAAACATGTGGAGGTATGAATCCTTGCTTATGTCGTCAACCTCTCCGTCGTCCTCATTGAAAATCCATTCAGACTCCATAGGATGGTATCCCGGCATTATGGCTTTAGCTCTGTCCTTTATAAACTTGCTGTTATCCAAAGCCCATTTAACAGACTTATTGGTTATCTCAATGTGGAATCTGGCTTCGTTTAGCTTATACACATCTGTTATAACAGGGTCCGTAAATAAATAGGCCGGGTTAATAGGCTGTATATCAGGAAGCCCAAAGCCATTCATAAAAGTCGGGTTAAATAATACCCGGAAAATTCCTGTCCCGAACTTTTTTCTCCGGCGCTCGTGGACATCAAGCTTGCGCTTCATTTTGTTTTTTTCTTTCACCCACTCCAGCATTACCCTTGCATCTTCAGCAAAAGGTACATCACTCGGGCCCACGGGAGAAGCCTGTATTGCAATGTTCTGCTCTACCAATAAAGCAACCTGGCCTTCCACCGATGGATTTATTATGTTTGTATTGCTCCCGGGGTCTGCTTCTCCCTCAGGAAGGTTTGCTTCGCCCTCCCAGTAGGTATCAATTGTTTCCCACTTATCAAATAACCCCCGGTTCTTTTTATCAAGCCAGCTGCTGCGGAAATAGTCACGGAACTTTTCAGACTCTCTTATCTCTTCTTCCGTCATTACTTCATATCGCATTTTATCGTAATACTCTCTATCCACTACTTCTCACCCCGCTTTGGCTTCTGAGGTTCAAATAACCCTGAATCCCTGCTCTTATACCTGTTGTATTCTACTTCATATGTTTTTAGGGGATTCCGGAGACTAGGCTTCACTCTCTTTACCTGCGTTATAAACTCATTTGTCCCTGTGGGCTTTTTTACGGTAAAATAGCATAAAAAATAGCCTGCCGTTATCAGCAGAGCTCCTATAAAAAGCTGCATTATCTGTTCCTCCTTATCTCCATGCTGTTCAATCCCAGGTCTTCCAGTTCCCCCGGAGTATACCATCCCTTTGGTTTTTTCTCGGACTTAGTTGGGCTTTGCCTCATACCGCAAAAGTATCTAAGAGCATCAGGCGCATGTGTTAATTCATGCGGTTCCGTTGCCACATCGTTAGAGTCTTTTTCATCCCTTTGTATCTGTGGCAGGCACCTAATAAGATTTACGCAGTTTGTGAAAATCTTTAGTTTGGATGTAACAACCGGCTCCCCGGTTTGTTCGTTTTTGGATTCAATTGGCTTTAGCCATTCTTTTACCGCATACCACCCATTCACACGGTCATTTTTCGCTACTGCAAGCGGTACACCATTAATTGCGAAGGTTTCTGCCGCACTTTTCCCGGTGTCCTGTCTCCTGCTCCACAAATCAGGGGGGGCGTAAGTACAAATAACAATATCATTGCCATTAACTTCTTTTATCCTTTTGGCCGCATCTGAAATTATTAAATCACTCTGATATAACTCTTTATATACAAACACTTCTCCTTGAGTATTAATGGCAGCCCAGTAACACGCCAGCATATCAAGCCCGTAATCTAAAAATCTGTACCTTTTCCAATGCGCCGGCATAACAAAGGGCTCTATTGTATGTATCTCCCTGCGCCACTCCTTGAAGTACGTTCCCTGAGCTACGTCAAAGTCCCCCTCCAGCAACATGCGCCGTAAATCTTCGCTTTGGGACTCCAGAGACTTCCTGTATTGTGGGTCTCTCTCTTCGAGGATTTTATTATCGGATAACTTCGCTGGAATAAATATATGCGTTTCAAATGCTTTGGGCTCAACCTCCACCTCATGTGGTTGCTCCGGCTGGCCTGCATCTACGAATTCTTCTTTAAACCATACATGCCCCACATTGCCGGGGTTAGTTGCTATCGCCATAAAAGGTACTATACCACTTACCGTGGCCCTATTACGTGTTAGCAGGTATCTCACAATGGACCTTGTAAATTGTGTCCCCTCGTCGAATAATATAATGTCAAACTGCTGGGACTGATAATTATATACATCGTTTTCACTTTTACAGTGGCAAAACTCCAATATGCTTCCATTAGGAAACACCCACCGGAGCTGCGAACCATTCCACTTTGCTATGTTGCTAAACAACTGCTGGCTCCGCATTACTGCTCCACCGGGTCCCTCCAATTGCGGGTACTCCCTTCGGAAATACCCTATGTTGCATCCAGGATATTTCTCAGCCGCCAGGAAGCTTATAGCAAGAAGGGAATCGCTTTTGCCCCCGCCCGCAGCTCCACCATACCCGATTATCCTTGCAAGAGGTTTGCCTCCTGTTTCTTCGGGCAAATACTTACTCGCAAGTCCACAGGCTTGAAGGAATTTTAACTGTCTCGGCTGCGGCTTCCATGGGATAGAAAATTCCTGGTCGCCATATTTTACGGTTGTTGTGTTTTGCCGCCTTTCAAGTTCGGCCTTTAATAGCACAAATTGTTCAAGCTCTTCACGGGCTACCAAGAACATTTCCTCCCTTCAAAAGATTGTTAAACACTTCACATTATACAAAACTGCGGTTAAGGCTAATCGCCCTTTTTAAAAATCCTCAAATTCGGCCAAATTTGGCCGTGAGATCCGATTAGCGTAAATTTTAGGCATTAAAAAAAGACCGTTTTTCTGCAACAAAACCAGAAAACACAATCTCTCTTTTACTTCATTTCTCTTCGATTTGCTACGCTATTCATTTTTAGATTTTTCAACTATTTTTTGTGCCATTTCATTAACTTTTTTCTCCAATTCCTCTGTGCTAATATTAGCTAAGTCCATCTTAAAAGCCTGGTTATTTTTATTCCCTACATCAACCTGCTGCTTCTCTGTGTATATGTCTGCCATCTCTAGCAGCACTTTCCCGTGTTGGAAGCTTCCACGCTGGGCTTCTCGGATAAATGTATTTAACACAGGAGCGACACACTGTTTTACTAAATCCATTGAGCGCTTTTTATATATCTCGACAAAACCGGGCTTTGAAAATGCCTCATAGTAAGTTGTGCGAGTGCAATTCGCAATCTTACAGATGTCAGTAACAGATTTCATCCTGTGTTCCGGATTTGTCAACACCTCAATTAATGCTTCTTCTTTTAGCGTAAGAGTATATTCTGTTAAATTTTGCAAGTCACTCACCTCCCAATATGTCCGGCAACTCCTTCCCGTATTCATTCCAATCCAGACCGTATTTATCTAATATATGGCTAAAATCTTCTATGTCATGCGGCCTTAATTTCAGCCCCTTCTCCCCCATTGCTATATGCCTTAATTTATGCAACATCAGCACCTTTTGCTGATTCTCGCTTAAAAACCCCGTGTTGCACTCGTAAAATGTAATTATAAAATCAAAAGGCAGATAAGCTTTGTACACCTCCTGCACCTTTCTACAATCGGCAAATACCATCTTTTCTCCATTCTTGCGTTCCTGGCTGATTACATACCC